TCTATTACGGTTATGTGGACCCGAAGACCGGCAAATCGTACATGTTCCAGTCGGATGACGTTATGCACTTCCGAACATGGTACTCACTCGATGGCATTACCGGAGAGCCGGTAAGGAAGATACTCAAGTACACACTTGAGGGCATGGGCGCGTCACAGGAAGTCATGAACAACCAATACAAGCAGGGACTTACTGCCGCGATGGCGATGCAGTACACAGGTGACCTGAGCGATGACAAGCGGAGGCTTCTCACAAAGAAATTCGCGGATGCGCTCTCCGGACCGAAGAACGCCGGCAAGGTCATCCCGGTCCCGATCGGCCTGCAACTGACGCCACTGAAGATCTCAATGGCAGACGCACAGTTTGCAGAGCTCCGGAAGGCATCAGCGCTTCAGATTGCGGCAGCATTCGGCATCAAGCCGAATATGATCAACAATTATGATAAGTCCTCATATGCATCCTCAGAACAGCAGGCGATTGATTACCTGGTAAATACGGCGCTCATCCGAATCAAGCAGTATGAGGAAGAGATTAACGCAAAATTCCTTGAACCTCAGGAGCAGGACGCAAGGTTCTTCTACAAGTTCAATGAGAAGGTTATCTTGCGAACCGATGCAAAGACCCAGATGGAGACCCTCAAGGACGGCGTCAACAACGGAATCTATAAACCGAACGACGCACGCGATTATCTCGACCTGCCATATGATCCGGCAGGTAACAAGCTGATCGTCAATGGTAACTATATACCACTGGAGATGGTCGGGCAGCAGTATGGAATATCACAGGAAGGAGGGAACTAAATGGCGAGAATCGACGTAAAAGGAGATATCATCACAAATGATTACGGGTGGATATATGAACTGTTCGAATGGGACTGTATTTACCCAAAAAAGGTCATGGATATCATTGAGGCATCCGCACCGGACGAACCACTTGATGTTTATATCAATTCTGGCGGAGGTCTTGTGAGTGCGGGGCAGGAGATTTATTCAACATTGCTCTCCCACAAACAAAGAGTGAACATCCATATTGAAGGACTTGCGGCAAGCGCTGCATCAATCATCGCAATGGCGGGACCATCAGAGATTTCACCGGTAGGGATGGTGATGATACACAACGTATCCGGCGGAGCGTCTGGAGACTATCACGAGATGGAAAAGACCGCCGAGATACTGAAGCAGTACAATACGGCTCTATGCACAGCTTACTGCGCAAAGACCGGGAAGAAGCTTGACGACATGCTGAAGCTGATGGACCGCGAGACATGGCTGACGGCGGAGCAGGCAGTCAGGATGGGCTTTGTCGACAAGATCATGGAGACGAAACCCGAGCAGATGGTCGCGAGCGAATTCGGGATCAGGCTTACACAGGCAGATATCGAACGCGCTATGGATATAAAAGCAAAAAGAGAAGCGAAGGCCAATGAGGACCGAAGCAGAAAAGAAAGCATTATGAGTGACCTCGATAAGTACGGGGTATGAAAGGAGAACAAATGAACAAGAAACTGAGAGAACTTCTCAACAAAATCAATGGAATGAAGGCAGAGATTACGCAGCTTGTCGACGCAGGTGACCTTGACGCAGCGGAAGCCAAGAAGGCAGAGCTGGTCAATCTCCAGAGAGAGTTCGATATCTTGAAGGACGTTGAAGACACAGAGCTTCAGAACGTTGATGAGCATGCAACTCCGATCGGCGGCCAGTCCGATGTCGCAGAATTTGCAAATGCATTCAGGAACCTTCCGACTACAAACATGCTGCGCGAAGGCGCTGACGCGGATGGCGGCTACACAGTCCCGCAGGATGTGCAGACAAAGATCAATCAGTATAAGGACGCTCACAGATCTCTGAGAACGCTCTGCACGGTCGAGACGGTAAAGACCAATAAAGGCAGCAGGGTCTATCAGACAAAGACAGCAGTAAGCGGATTTGACGAGGTCGATGAAAATGGTCTTATCCAGGCAGTCACCCCGCCGCAGTTCGAACAGATCGGATACACAATCAAAGACTACGCTGGCTACATGCCGGTAACCAATGACCTGCTCAAAGACTCCGATGCCAATATCGAGCGCGTGGTAGTCGACTGGGTCGGCCGGCAGTCCCTCGCAACAGATAACCGTAAGATCCTCGCGCTGGTTGCCGCAAAGGCAGCTACACAGCTCAGTGGCGTTAACGGCATCAAGCATGAGATCAACGTAACACTGGGCTCTGCTTATCGTGCAGACGCTCGTATCGTCACCAATGATGATGGTCTTGATTATCTTGACACCCTGGAAGATGAGATGGGCAGACCGTACCTCAATCCGGATCCGACAGCGAACAACGTCATCAAGCTGCGTGTAGGCGCAACAGCGATCATCGTGGAAGTATTCCCGAATGCAGACATGCCGTCTGCGGACGCCTACACACTGACAAAGGATGCGGCGCTTGTTTCCGGCAAGACATACTACACTCTCACAGATGGCGTTTACACGGCAGTCGCAGAGCCGGATGTCGACGATATCGCAACATACTACGAGATCACAGGAAAGAAGATCCCGTTCATCCTCGGAGACCTCAAGGAAGCTTTCCACATCTTCGACAGACAGCAGACAACGCTCTATGCATCAAATGATGCAGCTGTTTCCGATGCAAGCGGCAAGGTCGTTTACAATGCATTCGCACAGCGCGGCCGCCTGTACAGGGCAGACATGAGAGCCGATTATAAGACGATCGACAGCGGCGCATTCGTCAACGGTTATATTCAGATATGATCAGCGGAGGTAGTCAGCTATGGCACAAGTGAGGTATCCGAATCTGCTCGAGCTGACTAACGCGCGGCTCGGGAATATCCCGGAATTTATCGAGAATGAGCTTGATAAGAATGACCTCAGCGCATGGATAATGGACGCGGTCGCCGAGATGAAAGACTCCGGCGTGCCGCGTTCTATGCTGCCGGATGGCCCGGAAGTTATTGATTATGATAATCAGGTGGCAACGGCAATTTTCTGCTATGTTGCTGCAGCACTCGGAAACGGAACAAACCCGAACACGAGATACTCCACAATGTTCCGCCAGAAGGTCTTCAGGCTTGCTCTCAGTGAAGAGGATGGTGAGACCTGATGGGAATGAGGCTTATATCACTTCCGACCGAATCGACACAGACCCAGGACGCGGACGGATTTGTATCTGAGACTCCTGATTATCTGGAACATATCCGGGCAACCACAAGACCGGCAACGGCCGAGGATGTGACTGCGGCATCAGCCGGAGGGTATACCGTCACAAGGGTATACCAGACTTCAATACACAATTATTCGGGGCAGTCCTATCTCATCGACGAGAACGAAGGTCAGATTTATGACATCAAGCGGACGAGCGAGAACGGGAGATGGATCAATCTGTACGGAGAGGTGAGGAAGAATGGCAAAATTCGAGATGCTTCACGGGACGGATGACCTCATCGCCGAGCTCGGGGAAATTGCGCGGGCGCAAGTGGCAAGGGAAATGCTGAGAGAATCAGCCCCGATTCTGGTGACGGAAATGAAGGCCAAGGCCGCAGCACATCAGGAGACCGGAGATATGGTGGAATCCATTAAAGCGGATCCGCCGATAGCAACAAGCGACGGGATATCCTGCGTTGTGTCCGCAAAAGGAACAGGATCCAACGGGACAAGAAACGCTGAGAAGATGGCCTATCTAGAATATGGCACATATAAGCAGAAAGCGACACCGGTCGTCACGCCGGCCACAAATGCTGCAGAACCAAAGGTGCACGCAAAGATGCAGCAGGTATTTGAATCGAGGTGCAAATTATGACAAGCGCATTTGCAGAAATCATAAAAGCGATCACTCCGTTCGGCCTGCCTCATGCTCCGGATGTGTACGAGGGAAAGAAGAAAGATCGGTGGTTTACGTATAACTACGCAGACGATCGGGGACACGCTGAAGCAGACGATGAGCCGACAGATCGCCTGGTATCGATGCAACTCCACCTCTTTCTGCCGGGCAGGGAGAATTACCTTGAACTTCGGGAGAAGGTAAGAGAGGCGATCTTTGAAACAGAGGAATTTACTTATCCGAGCGTGACCAATCTGGGCGTGACGGATGGAAAACGGCACATTGTATTCGAATTCGACGGAGTCGAGGAAAGGACGGAGAAAGATGGCATATAAAGGGCTTGCATATCCGGTCTTTGCTCCAATCGAGTCGGAGAGCGCGAACAGCATAAGATACAAAGCCGGCGGATTTATCGGCAGAGCGATGGAGTATGAGCTGGACCCGACGTATGCGGATA